CACAAGAAAAAGCCGCTAGTGTTAGTAGCGGCTTAAGTAAGCATGCGGTATTATTGGACAAGCAAGTGTTGAGCGGTTTTTAATAGATGTAGTTTTATGTTGTATAAATTTGTGTTTGGAACCCTTGATAAAAATATTTTGCTCCTGATGATAGTTATTTGAAAAATTATACTTATATTTGTATAATCTTAAAAACAACATAACAATGGCAAAGAAAACAATCGGAGGTAAAATATACGCTACTTTCACGATAGATTCAGATATTAAAGTTCAGTTTAATCTTGCGTGTGTAAGTTTAGGGCTAAATATGTCTGAGACAGTAGAAGCTATGATGCAGAATTTCTTAGAAATAAGTAAAAGCAGTATAGAAGCGTCTAAAGAGAGATTTAACGACGCTTCAAATATTGAAGTTGTAGATGAAACCCGTTTAAAATTTGACTAATGGAAGGAGAAGAGCTAAAAAACCTATTAAAGCAAGCGGCTACTGAAGCTTTGCCTAAAGAAGTAAAAACAGATGAAAATGTTTATATGGAAAAACAAATGCAAAAAGCTCTTGAAATAGTAGAAGAAGGAAAAGATAAATGGGAAATTATAGCTTCTAAAATGGAAGGCGATTTTGCTGAAAGGTTTTTAATAGAAATGGGAGCGTTAAGCGGAAGAGAATTTGTTAGAACTTATATGAAAATGTTGGAGTACTTTAAACCAAAGATAGTAAGAGTAGAAACAGCGACTAAAGAGGAGGAGGAAAAAATAATAAGAATAGAAATATTCAATTCAGCACCTGCATTACCAGAGCAAACTATAGATGTAGAACATAAAGAAGAATAATATGGCAGCAAAACAATCAGAAGCAGCATTCCAGCAAGAGTGTAGAATTCATTTTCATAATACTTACCCGGATTTAAGAGGATTACTATTTCATGTAAGAAATAACTCTGAAAATTCAAGAGATGGTAAATACTGGAAAGAGCTAGGCGTAGTAGCAGGTGTATCTGATTTTTTATTTTTATACAATGAAAAAGTTTACTGTATAGAATTAAAAACACCAACAGGAAGTCAATCTGAAGCGCAAGAAGAATGGGAGAAAAAAGTTAAAGCACAAAAAATAAATTATTTCATAATAAATAGTATAGACAAATTCAAAATATTAATTAAACACTTAGTAGATGAAAAATAATAGAAAAAATAATAAATTAAATTTCATAAGAATCAAAAACAAGTTAAGGCTTGGTTTAGTAAAATTTTATTGTTATGAAAAAATAGGAACAGAAATAGATAACTATGAAATATCATCACTTATTGAGAAGGCTAAAAACAGTTTATATAAAAATTATAGACTATCACTACCAAAAATAAGCGTTGATAAAGGACTAGAAGGAAGCGATTTTACTAAGGACTTAATAACTTATAGAGTCGTATTATCATTAAAATAAACTTATGAACAATCTTAAGGTATCAGATACGTTTAAATTAACATATGACGCATTTCATAAACCAGGAATAAGACAGCTTGTTTCAATGGGAGGTTCACGTAGTTCTAAGAGTTATTCTATACTACAAATGTTAATGCTAGAATTAATATCTAGGAAAAATATAAAAATAACAGTATGGAGAAGTACTAAAGTAGTATGCAGAGCAACTGTGCTTGAAGATTTCCAAAATATAATAATGTTTGACGAGCAGATACATAAAAATTTCAAGGAAAATAAACAACACGGAACATTTACTTATGTACCTACTGGTTCTAGAATAGTGTTCGAGGGAGCTGATAATATTGGTAAAGTATTAGGAGGAGCTCAGCATATAAGTTTCTTTAATGAGGTAACTGAATTTTCAAGAGACGTGTACTTACAGATTACACAACGTACGTCTGATAGAGTAATTACAGATTACAATCCATCTAAGGATTTTTGGATGGAAAAATATAGACACGATTCTTCTACTATTTTTATTAGGACTAACTTCTCGAATAATGCGTTTTGCCCGCCAAATATTGTTATTCAGTTAAAATCATATGAACCGTGGGAATCAGGTTCTTATGAAGTTGTTGATTCAGAAGTATTTTATAAAGGTTCACCAATAACCCCTACAAATCAACCTCCGCAACATATTAAAAATGTAAAACAAGGTACGGCATCTGTATATATGTGGCTTGTTTATGGTTTAGGGCTAGGTTCTGAAAGACCAAATAAAATATACCATGGATGGAGAAAAATAACACAAGAATATTTTGATTCATTGCCGTATGTAGATTATTTTGGCTTAGATTTCGGTACAGCAAATCCAACGGCATGCACACAAGTAAAATACGACGGTAATGGAGGCATGTATATATGTAAAAGATTATATAAACCACTTGGCGAGATAGATGACTCATTAGCAACTGTTATAAAGACACAAGTTCCACAAATTAAAAAAGGAAAAAACTACATAATATGTGATTCTGCTAAAGAAAAATACATAGACATATTGAAAAATGAAGGTTATTTAGCAATGGGAGCTATAAAAGGAGCCGGTTCAATAGAAGCGGGTATATCTATAGTTCAATCATTTACTATTTACTATGTTCCATCTGAAGAATTAGAGAAAGAATATTCTAATTATTCTTGGCAATTAGATAGGCAAGGCAAGCCTGTAGACTTACCAATAAAGGCAGATGACCACTTGATGGACTCTATGCGTTACATTATTACTTTTCTATACGAATTTTTAAGTATCAAAATATAAAATCTTTATATATATTGTACCCGCGTCGCATGTGATATACGAAAAAAATATCTAATAAAAAAATTTTTTTTCATTTATTTTCGTACTAAATTTGGTTAAAATTTAGTAACGACATGAACTTCAAAATGCCAAGCTTCAAGAACCTGTCCTGGGAACGCAATAAATCAGGAGAGAATTTTTATACTGAAGTGCTAGAAGGCAAGGGATGGGGTTGCAAAGCAAGTAATTTAGAGATGGCTCAAAATCATCCAATACTTACCCCTGCTATGTTGTTTGTTTCTAAACTTTTTTCACAAGCTAATTTTTACATGAAGAATGTAAAAACAGGAGAATTATTATCAGAGCATCCTTTATTAAACATAATAAATAGTCCAAATTTTTTTCAAACAAAGATGGATTTGCTGGAAAGCTTAATGTTTATGCAAATAGCTACAGGCGTTGGAGTTTTGTATAAAAAATCAGTAATTGGTTTTGAAGACGAAATAGAAACAATTTATTTACTTGACTTTAGAAAAATAACTTGGCCAGATGATTTTGTCACAAAGTTATCAATAGCTAATAAAAACAATAGTAATAAAAATACAGTTGTTATTTATGACAAAGACGGTGAAAATCTAAATATAAAATTAAGTGAATTAATGTTTTTCTATGATTTACCAAACGGTTTAGATAGTTCAAACATTTATAAAAATAAATCAAGACTAGACGGATTAACACAAACATTGGTTAATACTGTTGATAGTTTAGTTGCTAAAAACATTATATTGAAAACAAACGGCAAAGAAATGCTATCTGGTTCAAAAGATGGGTTTCCGCTTGATGTTGACGAAAAAGCACATGCAGAAAGATTATTCAATGTTAAATACGGATTGTCAAAGACAAGAGGTAGAGCATTAATAACTAAAGCAAATTTAACATGGCAATCGCTGCATATTGCATTACGTGATTTAGGATTAGACGAATCAGTTAAAGTAGATGGTAATATAATCTACACAGCATTGCACATACCGAAAGATATATTATCTCTAGAAGCTAAAAAAACAACTTATAACAACTTTAAGGAATCAATGGTTTCTTATATACAAAATGAACACCAATCTAGTTTAGATTCATTTTGCGAAGTTATAAATAAAGGAATACCTTATAAAGGATTGAAGTTGGTTGGCTCGTATGACCATTTACCGGTTATGCAAACTATTAAAAAAGAAAAGTATGATTCGGCTAAAACACAAGGCGAAGCATTGAAAGCATTACTTGACGCCGGCGTGCCTGACGAAATAGCGTTAGAATTAGTTGGATTGCCAAAAAACACTAAGTTAGTTAAACAGGAACCTAAAGCAGATGTAAGTCAAGATGTTGTATTGTAAATCATGTGCAGATCGTTGGAAAGAAATATTAATTAAACAACAACTAAATGATATAGTCATGGCAAAAAATAATCAAAAAGAAACAGAAGGTAAAGCAGTAGAAACAACAAGTGTTAACAGTTCTGCAAAACCAAATATTAACAAAATTGTTGAAGATAGAAGAAAGGTTCTTCTAGACAGCAAGCAAGTAAACAAATAGCATCATGCTTAAGCTACCTGAATTTAAAACTAAAAAGGAATTATTTGATTTTCTTGTTGAAAACAAGGAATCATTAATAGCCCAAAAATGCTCCGCAATAAAAGAAGCGGACGGTTTTGGATGCCAAACTATTTTAGTAAGGGATGGACTTGTTGGTAAAGCTGCACCAAGTATTATTGACGCTGAAGAAATTAGAGTAAAAGTAGTTATAAACACTACCAATATAATGGATTCACATGATGATGTTCACATAAAGGGATTATGGAATAAATCTTTAAAAGAAAATAAAAGAATAATGCATGTTCAAGAGCATAAATCTAATCAGTTTGATAAAATAATTTCAAGCGGAGAAGATTTAAAAGCGTTTGTAAAAGACATGTCTTGGAAAGATTTAGGATATAATGCTGAAGGAGATTCAGAAGCATTAATATTTGATTCATTGATTAAACGCTCTAGAAACGAGTATATGCTTAATCAATACAAATCTGGTTATGTTAGTAATCACTCTGTTGGGATGCAGTACGTAAAATTAGATATTGCAATCAATGACAAGGAATATGAAAAAGAAATGGATTTTTTCAATAAATACATTGAAACTATTGTAAACAAACAGAAAGCTATTGACAAAGGGTATTTCTGGGTAGTAACAGAAGCTAAAGCAATTGAAGGCTCTGCTGTTCCAAATGGTTCAAATCCAGTAACACCAACTATATATATAGAGGATAAACAAGAAATTTACAATCCAAAAGAATTAGCTATTAAGCACTTTTTAGGATTAAAATAATAAAATAGCCGCGTAAGCACTATTTATAACAAAGTAAGCCGCGTAAGCACTTATTTAAAGCACCAAAAAATATTACAAATAAATAAAACTTATCAAAATGGATGAAAAGTTATTAGAAGCATTGGAAAAAAAATTCCAAGACTTACAAGCGTCGTTAAAAGAAGCTCAAGATAATGGAGCTACTAAAGAAGAGGTTTTAAAATTGCATGAAGCAATTAAAAAACAAGGGTCGGCTATTCAGGAGTTCATGGAAGCTCAAGCTGAAAAAGTTCAAAAAAGTTACGGAGAACAACTTGTTTCATTTTTGATTGAAAACAAAGCAAAGCTTGAAAACATTATCAAAAATCAATCAGGCGTTATTGAATTCGTGCCTAAAGCAGTAGGAGCTATGTCTACAGCTTCTGGAGGAGACGGAGTTATTGTTCCTCCTAAAAACATGAACACTTCTTTAGAAGGATTCAATTTTAGAAATGATGACTCATTGGTTAACTTAGCAACAGTTACTAACACTAACTCGCCAAATTATCCATACACAGAATTAGTGCCAAAAGACGGTAGTTACGCTTTTGTTGCAGAAGGCACAGCTAAACCTATGATTGATTTCACTTGGCAAAATAGATACGCTACTCCTTACAAAATCGCTGCTTACGAAGTTTTGTCCGAAGAGGTTGTTACTGATATTCCTAGAATGGAATCAACAGCAAGAGAATATTTGTTTAAAAAACACAATTTGTTTAAAGCAAACGCGATCTACTTCTCAGCTGAATCAGCAACAACTCCAAAAGGGGCTACAGTTTTTGGCAGAGATTTTGTTCCCGGGGCTATGGCTGACAAAGTTGATTCTCCAAATTTCATGGACGCCGTTAATGCGTGTATCACAGACATCTACACTACGCACAACTATGTTGACGAATCTCCATATGAAGCAAACGTTTGTTTGATTAATCCTGTAGACTTCTTTATAGAATTGGTCTCCGCTAAAGATAAAAATGGTTTGCCATTATATCCTCAAGCAGGATTGTTCAATACAGTTACAATCGGCGGAGTAACAATCAAACCGTGGGAAAAAATTGTTGCTGGTAAAGTATTCGTTGCTGACATGAAACGATACAATGTATCAAATTACATTCCGTTCTCAATTAGAATTGGATGGATTAACGACCAATTCATTACCAATCAATTTACAATGTTGGGAGAAAGCAGATTCTATGCTTATGTTAAAAAACTTGATGAACAAGCATTTATCTATGATGATATTGCAGCTATTAAAGCAGCAATAGCTGTTCCTGTAGTTTAACAGTAATAAACCTAAAGATTTAATATGATACTAAATAATTCATACTTTGTAAACGAGATATTTATACCTCACGCCAAGCCTTCTGTTACAGATAACGTGACGGCTATAAGCGCTGATTTATTATATTTCATACAAGAATATGAAACAGAGTGTTTATTTAAGTCTTTAGGTTTTTCTTTGTATAAAGAGTTTTTGTCAAATTTAGACGAAACAAAACCAAGCTATATAAAAGACGGAGCTGATGAGAAATGGAATAAGTTACTAAATGGAACTGAATACGTCGACTCGTCTGGTAAGCCTTGTATCTGGAAAGGTATTAGAAGAAAAACAGGTGAAACATACAATAAAAGTTTTTTAGCTGATTATGTTTATTATCATTATGAGAAATCAGCAGATGATGATAGAGTAGGTGTTGGAAACGTAAAACAAAACGCTGAAAACGCAGAAATAGTTAATAAAGCACCTAAAGTAGTTGCTGCTTGGAGAAGATTCTTTAAATTAGTACAAGGAGGTTGTTATGAACATACGTTTATATCAAATAATTTTGGAGAAGGCGTAGACTGGATTGGCAGCGGAGAAGAAAAATCTTTATATGATTTTATATACGACATGAATCTATTAGATAATACAAATTATCAAAATTTTAATCCATATATGTTTACAAACATTAATCAATTTGGAATATAATGGTAACTAAAGAGGTAATAATAGTAGAATCAAGATTCAATGAAATTTTTGAATATCTACCAGAAATAACTAATAAAGACAACATTGGGTTTAAGCCTACATTTATGTACGGCAATAACAAACAGTTGTTGGATTATCTTAGGCAAAACAGAAGTATAGAAAGCGTATATCCGTTAATATGGTTAATTTATCCATACAACGAAATACATGAAAGAAGTTTTGTAACTCTTGAAAACGTATCAATAGTATTAGCTGTTGAGACAAATTCTTCAATGTTAAATGAGCAGAGACTTAAAGAGACTTATGCTAAGGTTTTATTTCCTTTGTTTGACAATATTAAGAAAGCTATCGGAATTGCTAATATAATATCTACTGATGAAAAGTATTCTTTAGTTAAATTTCCAAATTATAGCGAAGAGCCAAATTCTGAAAAAAATGCAACAACATACGTTTGGGATGCTTTAAAGATTACATTCAATTGTAAAATTACAAGTAACTGTTTAAAACCTATTAAATTTTAAAAACAATTTAAAAAAATAAAAAATGAGTACAATCGCACAAATATCTGGAAAAAACGTTAACTGCGGAGACGTAGGGGCGGACACGGGTTCTTTAGGATGCCAATTGGAATTTGGAACTCCTTTGCACGCAATAGGATTAAGAAAAGGTACAATCATACCTAAGGATACTATTTTTGATAAAGTATTTATAGATACTTTAGTACAAATGGGTATTGCAACACCTGCTATAGACGCAGATTCATTTGAAGAAACATCTTCAGAAGATACAATGAATACAAACTCAAGAGGCGTAGATAGACTATCTGTTTTAGGGTTACCTAAATACCAGTTTACTTATCAACTTGGGCATGAGTTTTACAAGCAGATTGCTAATCTTACGTCATTTAAAAAATTAGACTTCATTTTTGGAGACGACCAAGGGAACTGGAGAATGGCTGTAAATTCAGATGGCGATTTCCATGGATTTTCATGCGGACAAGTTTTGGCTAAAATGACTAAAACAAAAGTTCAAGGAGGAGACCCAGAATCAAAAACAATAATTATCCAAATGCTAAACAGAGAGCAATGGGATAAAAACTATACTATTCTAGAGAGAAGTTTATTGACTTTTTCTCCAGAAGAATTAGGAGGTTCAAACGGAGTAGAGCTTATTTTAGACCCGATTACCGCTGCAAGTGTTTCTATTTCTGTAAAAGCGGTATTAAAAGCGGATAGAGTTACACCTGTATCAGGGTGGACAACAACCGAGTTTAGAGTTACCTCCGATGGAGCTACTTTAGCAGGTACTGTTGCAACAGAAAATGAAGATGGCGATTATACAATTTCTATTCCAGCACAAGCAGCGGGTAAAAAAATACAAGTTACTTCTTTTGATGATATTACTAAGACTCAAAGGGTATTAGTTGAAGGAATTGTATTTTCAGCAGAATCAAACATTGTTAGCGTATCTGCCTGAATAGGACCAACGGCTGGAATATTCAAATTACAGTTTACTAATCAATTTACTTAGCCCTAAAAACCATTATCATGGATGACACTCAATTAAAATCACAAATAGACAGTCAAATCACATCGCAAACTGATGTAGATTCAATATCTCCTACAATAGTTGGCGAAAACATGAAGGCTATTATTGATTTATCAGTACAAGAAACTAGATTAAAGATTGTTAAAACAATAATACCAACGGCAAGCGTTCTTCAATTGTTTACAACTCCTGTGACAATATTAGATTCGACAGAGGCCGGCAAGATAAAGTTTCCTATTAGCGTATATGTAAAAAGATTAACCGGCAACGCTTACGCGCTAGCTACCTCGTCTTTTAGCGTAATAAACGATTTTGGAACTGCTTTATCAGCAAATCTTAATCCTAATCCATTAATAAGTACGCCTGAAGGTTATTTTCAATCTGCTATTAGTTTATATCAAAATAATAGCGGAGGTAGCAAGAATGCTCTTTATAAGTTAAAAGCCAACTCCGGCGACCCGACGTTAGGCACTGGAGATTTAGAGGTTTATACTACCTATATTGAAATAATAGAATAAATTAATAAATTCCCCTCTTAATACAACTAGAGGGGATTTTTTTGAAGTTGGTTGGTGTAGTAAATGAAATTAAATATGACTTTAGAAAATTACATAGCTAACCTACAAACATTAAAATCTGAATTACCAGAAAAGGTAGATAAGATAATAATGAAAAATCAAGCTTTTATAGTAGGAATGTTAAAGCAAAGGCTTTATATGTATGGCACAGACGGAAACTACGATTTAATTGGGCAATACTCAAAAAGAACCAAAGAAATTAAAAAAGCTAATAATCAAAAAAGTTCATTCATAACGTTAAAAGATTCTGGAAGATGGTATGCTGCAATGTATATAGATTCTAATAACGGAGAATATATAATAGACTCAAAAGACTGGAAAACTCCATTACTAATAGAAGTTTACGGAGAATCTATATTAGAACTAACGTTCAAGCAACAGGATGATATAATAAAAAACATTATTGAACCTGAGCTGCAGAAATATATAAATTCTATTAGCGGCGACCTAGAAATAGAATTATAACAAACTGCTAATATCTACCGCTACCAAACTTCAAATATTTATAATTTCGCATAAAAACTTTTAAAACTCGAGTTGTTTTAAACGTGCGTAATGTGTTAAAAAATAAAAATAGTATAAATATATTATTTTATATTTTTAATCAATTCTGGATAGTATGTGTGATTTCTGGAGGCTTTTAACAATTATTATTGTAAACAAATATATTAAATATGAATTTTCATAAAACATGTAAAACGTTGCCGATATATAATTTCAACGAAATACTTTTAAATAAAGATTTAAGATTTTTAATTAAAGATTTCGATGAGTACGATAATGAAGATTTAGTTCTGTCTAGTAAAGAAATATGCGTTTTGCAAGATGCTTATAAAAAAATAATATATGAGTATTCAGAATTAACATCTAACAACTCTGTAATATCAAGATATAAATCAGAGTTTAAAATTAGTGAACTTATTTTTATTTATGAAAATTCAATTAAATTAATAGAAATGTATTCAGAGTACAAAGATATTAATTTACTTAAATTGTTAAATAAATTAAGTTTTAATTTTAATGAAGAAAATGGAATTAATACTGAGTTAAACAGAATAACTAAATCCATAAGAGCTTTAAAAACAAAAATAGATATATTAAAATTAAAGCATAAAGAAAAGTTTGAAAAAGAAAATCATAAGACAGATAGCGACGTTAAATATGTAAATAGATTAGAACATGAAGCTATAGCTCTTGAATTAAGTTTAAAATTAAACTACAGTTTAAATTTAAAAACCTTGTCTACATCAAAATGGGTTATGATGTGGAATATTTCAAACAAAAAAAATTCTTAATTAAAAAATAAATTTACAAAATGGCAAAGGCTAAAATAAATACCGAAGATGCTGTAAAAGAAGTTAATGCGTTAATAGACGTTTTTAACAACTTAGTGTCTACTACTAATAAAGTAGGAGGTGCTAGCTCTGCTAATTTTAGAAAAGTTGAAACAGGCTTAATGGCATTAAAAAATGTTTCTTCTCAAGTAGATTCTTCGTTTAAAGAATTGGAGAATAGATATAAAAATATGTCAACTTCTCAAAAAAATTATTTGACACAAACAAGAAATCTAAAAGAGCAAACAAAAGAATTGAATGCTCAAATAACAAAACAACAATTAGAACTTGATAAATTATCAAATAAACAAGATAAAGTTAATTCCGGATTCAAAAATATTTTCAGCAGTATTAAAGCTCTTATCGGAGCTTTTGGTATAATAAACGGTATACAAATATTTGCTTCGTTAATATCAGACGCTTACAAACTAACTAAGCAATTTGATTCGTTATCATTTGCACTCAATACAGTTACCCAAAGTGCGTTCGACGCTGCTATATCAGAAAGATTCTTAAAAGAAATAACGCAAGATTTTGGCGTCGAGTTAGTATCTACAACAGAACGATGGGTAAAATTTCTAGCGGCTGCAAAACAATCAAAAATATCATTAAAAGATACAGAAGATATATTTCGCTCTGTTACTAAAGCTAGTTCTGTTTTAGGATTGCAAACAGATGAATTATCAGGAGTATATTTAGCTTTAGAACAAATGATGTCTAAAGGTAAAATTACAACAGAAGAGCTTAGAAGACAACTTGGTGAAAGATTACCAGGAGCATTTGGTATAATGGCGGCTGCTGTAGGTGTAAACGTAAACGAATTAGATGCAATGCTTAAGAAAGGAGAATTACTTTCAGCTGAAGTATTGCCTAAGTTCGCAAAAGCTCTTGAGAACGCTTATAATATCGAAACAGTTGAAAGCATAGAGACAATAACATCTGCTCAAAATAGATTAACAAACACGTGGGAAAATTTTGTAAAAAGCGTTACCGAAGGAGAAACCTGGATAGGCAAATCATTGAACTCAATTGCTAATGGAATATCTAAAGTTTTGGTTTTAATGTCAGGTAGTGATACATATTATAAAAATATGTTCGACGTAAAAACAATAGAAGAGGGCAAAAGATATGCTAAGCAATTAAGAGATTTGGCTACAGAAATATTAGATAGGAAAAAAAGTGATGAAAACGAATTTGACGCTATTGATTTAGAGGTTAGACAAGCTAGAGAAGCTCGAGTAGAATTAAGTTTAAAAAACGCTAGTGAAAAAGAAAGAATAATTGCGCAAGAGAGACTTGATAAAGCATTAATGGCATTGACGCAGTATGGTATAGAAAGAGAAGCTATAGTTAAATCAATAGCTGAAAAAGAAATAGGTAGAATATCTGCAGCTTGGGAAAAACAAAAAGAAATAACTAACGATGCTAAAAAAAGAATGGATGAAAATGACACGCGAGAAAACAATACTACTTATGGTATAGCGTTGTCAACATTAGCAAAATTAGAAGCTAGACTTAGTTATTTAAGAAAATTAACCGAAGTTACTCAAAAAGCTGATTTTGGTGAAGATAAACCAAAAAAAGCAAAAGTAATAAGAGAATTTGAGTTAAAGGAAATAAACGACTTAAACAATGAGGTTAAACTAGCTTCTTTAAACGCTAGAAAAGAAACAAACGACGCTTTAATAGCCGATGATAAAAATAGTTGGGCAGAAAAATTAGAAATGATTAAAGACAATACTAGTATTGAACTTGACATAGCTAAAATACAACAAAATGAATCTTTAGCAAAAGCTAAAAAATATTACGATGACCAATTGCATGATTTAGCAAAAGCAAAAGCTGACGGTAAAAAAATAATTGGAGATGAAACAAAATGGCAATTACAATTAGAAGATAACTTAGCTGATGCTAAAACAATAGCTAACGAAGAATACAATAAAAAAATAAATGCAGCTAAAAGAAAACAAGTTGAAGAGTTTATAAAAATAACAAAATTAGCAGAAGAAGAGGAAGTTGATATATCGCAGGATTTTTTCAACAAAAAAGTAATAGCCGCAAAAGAGGATTATAATTTATCTAAAAAAACAAAAGAAGATAAAGCTAAATTAGATAAAGAATTAACTAGAATATCTGTAGAAGAAGCTAACGCTAGGATAGAGATACTAATTAAAAACGCAGAAGCATTAATAGCGTTAGGCGGATTGACAGAAGATGAAATAGCCGCTATTAAAAGAAATATAAACGACCTTAAGGCGTCAATGAAAGAGTTTGTTCCTGTTGACGACATTAAAGAATCTCTTAAAAAATTATCAGAAATACTTGAATTTGCTAAAGAGTTTGCAGATGAACTATCAAATTTTAGTAATGCGGCTTTTGACAGGACTATAGAGAATATAAATGCTGAAATCGAGGCTGAAAAAAATAAATATGATAAATTAATAGAATTAGCTGCTGGTAATAATGATGAGCAAGTAAGACTAGAAAAAGAGAAGCAAGCAAAGCTAGAAGTATTAGAAGCAGAAAGATTAAGACAAGAACAAAGAAAAGCAAAATTTGATAAAGCATTTGCACTAACTAGTATAGCTTTAAATACAGCTGTAGCTATATCAAAAGTTTTAGGCCAAACTGGTATATTTGGATTAGCTGCATGGATTCCAATAGCTGCCTTAGGAGCCGTTCAAGCTGCGACTGTATTAGCTACTCCAATACCTAAATATGAAGATGGATTAGATAAAGCTAAAGATGACCACGTAGCGATGATTAACGATGGTAGAAAGCAAGAGTTTGTTGAAAGAGACGGTAATATATTGACTACTAAAAACAAAAACGCTATAGTCCAATTAAAGAAAGGAGACACTGTACACAAAGACTATGATAGCATGATTAGTTCTAATGACATTTTTAAAAACATATCAAGAGCATCTATGTTGACATCTTTATCTAATAAAAACAATGATTTAGACACTAAAAATCTAGAACAAATATTTGATTCTAATTTCAAAAATTTGAATAAAGATTTGAAAAACGGTATAAGAGACGGCTTTAAAAATGTGTCTATTCATAATCATACTACTTATAATATGGATTGGTTAAAATACAAAAACAATACTTTATAATGGGAAATATTTATCAATCTTATTTTAAAATGTATAGATATTCTCTAAGAGGAGCTCTTGGATACCTAGAGATATCTCAACCTATAGGATGGGGCGAGGATAACAAGGTTTTTAAAAGAAGTACTGAATGTCATGGCGTTTTTATAAATTTATCTAGTAACTTATATTTCTATATAGGAGATGAAAACAATGATGGAGGATACAATTATTTAAAGAACACATATGAAACATATGGAATAAATGCTACTGTGTCTTTGGTAAAAGAAGAAAACATAAGCGGAACGTGGGAAGAGTCTTATAGAGGGTTCTTTGACTTTTCAACTTACAGCAGAAATAATACATTAATTGAAATAATGTTTAATGAAAGTGGTATTTATGAAAAAATAAAATCAAGGAACAGCGAGGATTTAGAGCTTGACAGGCTTACAACAATGGATGGAACTGTTCTTGGGCCGCTTAAAACGGAATTAATGGAACTGCAAGGTAGGAAGATATTAATAATAAGCGAGTTAAATAGGACAAAAGGAGACGGTAGCTGGATACAAGTTCCAGGAAATATGTTTGTAGCCGTTAATAATGGAGAAAATGATTCTAAAATACAGTTAGTAACTATAAACAGAGACATAGCTTGTATTATTCCATTGACAATGATTGCTGAGCAAGACGGTAATGTTCAAACTATATATGGCTATGAAATAAGAGCTAATGCTTCTGCTTATGAAAATGGAACAACAGGCAGCATGTTTTACGCTGTAGCAGAAAATGATAATACTATAACTGTTGATTTTGATATTGAATTTGCTAGCGTAGAATACAATAGGGTTTCTACATTAAAAGTCGATTTAGTTAAATTTTCAAACGGTATAAGTTATGAATACGCTTCTACTACTACATTGTTAACGGTAAATCCAGTTAATCAAGGTCAAGTTTATTCGCTAAAGCAGTCCGGAGTAAAAATACCTTTGTTAGCAAACGAAAGTTTAGCATTAGCTATAAGAGCAGAAAACAACAATGGTATAGAAACAATAATATCTGTAACAAAAGCAAGTGTAATAATAACAGATGAAACTTATTATCCATCAACACAATCTAAGTTCGTTCTGCCTTTCGAGGCTCTAGAAAGAGTTGTTAACGTAATAACAGACAAAGGAGGTGTTCTAAAATCAAACGCGTTAGGTAGAACAGACTTAGGTTATTTAGAGGATGGTTATGCTTCACTAACTGGATTGACAAATGGATTTTGGGTTAGAGAATTTAATACTGAAAAAATAACAACATCATTTAAAGCTTTTATTGATTCTTTTAATGTTGTTTGGCAAATTGGTTATGGAATAGAAAAAATAGGATTTAATGAAATACTTCGTGTTGAACATATAAGTCACTTTTATCAGTACGTTGTAACATTGAAGTTGGGTGGTGATGCTCCTAAGAAAATAACAAGAGCTTGTGCTAAAGACTACTATTATAGTAGTTTAGAAATAGGTTACTCAGCTCCGTCTGGAACGGTTTTATACGAAGAAGTATTAGGTCTTGATGAGTATAACATTAGAAACAATTATACTACCGCTATAACAAAAATTGAAAACAAAAATACATTAATATCTCCATATAGAGCAGATAGTTATGGAACAGAATTTGCTAGGAGAAAACCTAAAGCTAAGTTTCCAGAAGAAGACACAAGATACGATTTAAGTGTAATGGTTAATGATTTAAAAAGAGGTGTTACAAATGTATTTTCGCAAAGAAAATGGGAAGATGACTTTGAAGTGCCTAATCCGTTTAATAGGTTTACAACTGGTGTTTATTCCCCTGAAACAGCTACAAATTTAAGGTTCAGTCCAATGAACATATTAAAAAGATGGGGCTTTTGGATTAAAGGAGGCCTTATGAAAAATCTAAATGAATATATAAGGTATTCAAGTAGTAATGGTAATAGTTCTTTGAAAACAAAATCATTAGAACAAGGTAGTATTGAAACTGCTGAAAACGGGAACGTATTAAATTCTGATTTAAATAAAAATTTATTTAATGGAGATATAATTAAGTTTAAATTTCCTGTCGATAGTTCTATGCTTAAAACATTAAATGGCACAACTGTTTTTAATGGAGAGACAATAATGAATTATTATGGGTTAATAGAATTCACAAATGAAGACGGTGATTTAGAAACTGGATTTCTACTTTCGCTAGAACCAAACGGAGAAGGAGAATGGGAATTATTATCTTCTACTAAAAGAATTAATAAACAAAGTCAAACAAGTACTGATAACGGCAAAATAATTGCGCCTAGTGATTTAACAGCACGTAGTTCAATATAAAAATAATTGCTATGTTAGAAATAATAAACGGAATAGATTCTGTTATATTGGGCTGGAATCACGCTCAATGCGATGAAGGAATATCTCATTATAGAATATATATAAACGACGCTATAGGAAGAAATATAGTAGGCAATATTAATTCTATAATATATGATGGATTAGAACAACAAGTGGAATATTCATTTTACATAGTAGCGGTTACTAATAAAAATAGGATAAGTGAAAAGTCTAACACTATAAGAATAATGTTGGATTTAACAAGCCCACAAGTTAATTTTAAATTAAACTTTAACTTAAACTTCAATTTATAATGAGCTCGCTAAAAATAACATACGAAGACAAGGAAGCTGTAAATCCTCCTGGCATAAGAAAGAATCAAGCACAAGATGCTGACTTTAATGAAATAAAAGACGTTGTAAATTCTCATGCGGACTCAATAGACATATCGTTGCTAAAAAGTGCTGCGAATTTATTTAAGTTTGTTCAGAAAGGATTTGGAAACAATGATTTAGAAAACAATCAAGTAGGAGATATTTTTTGCGGTTGGAGAAATGATGGATTAGTAAGATATTCTGAAGCTATATGGAATGGAGGAGCGTTATCGGACTCAAATAATTTTACGCCGTTAGTACAAACAGAAATTTAGAAACAATTAAAACAATCAAATATGAAAAAAACAGTATTATTAGTGTTATTGGTTTTTATATCAGTAATAACTCGAGGCCAAACAACTTTGGCTAATAAATTAAAAATAACTGGTAACACAACAAGTGTTGGTGCACAAAAGGTAAATGTTCAAGAAGCTGATGGCTTTGTTAATACAATACCAAAATCAGACCTTGTTGATGTGCTTGAATACGGTACAGCATCTGCATTGCCAATAACTGGTGTCGCTTCAAAAATATATATAACAACTGATGACAATAAGTTATATAGGTGGAACGGAACATTTTATGAAGAAGTATCGTATGCTGGCGATTATAATCTTAAACAAACTGTATTTACTGGGATTTGCCAAAAGCAATACTTAACAGAAAATGATATAGTAGTAGATAATTCAGCAACAACACTTACTATATCTACGGTTAAAAACGGGGAAACAATTTCAGCTGGTAATCCTATTAGGTTTTTTACAGACGGAAATGGTATAGCTGTTATGCATGAAAAATCAAGTCCTGTAGTTTTTAATTTTACAAACACTACTGGAATCTGGTATTTTTATTTTAATAGTGCAGGTACCCCGATAGCAACGCAAACACCATGGAACGATTTTTCAACTATAGCAACTGTCTACAGATTTTATTGGAATGCAACTTTAGGAGTTGCAGATAGACGAGTAATTGAAAGTGTTGAGTATCATAAAAATGATATAAGTTGGTCAGACCACGCTTGGAAACACTTAGACGGAGCTAAATGGTCAAGCGGACTTACCGCATCTAGCAACGCAATTTCAACTGGTGCACCTGCTGTAGATGGTTCGAATGCTGTAATAACGCTATCAAGCGGTACTATTTTGGATGACAACATTTACTATACACTGACGAATGCTGCTACTGGTACGGTTAAATTCACTCAGAATTTAGGCACAGGATTGCTACCAGCAACAGCAGGTAAGTTTATTTGCATTTCGAATAGCACATCCGGATTATTAGAAAAAATTCCTGCAACCGATTTTCCATTTCTTTGGAATAGCGGAACCAACACTCCAGAATATTTGACTGTAAACGGCACACGTACAGCTGTAACGGCTAATAATTATTTCGTTTACTATGTTTACGCTTTGCAAGACCCCCGTTACGGGGAAACGATTAAAATCAAAAGTGCGGAAACTGATTTCGCAAATTTAACACTCGCACAAGCGCACAATTGGGAACAATTGCAAACGCTTTTCCCAACTCTTCGCGACGGTGAAATTCGATTACTGTATAAACTTACTTTCGAATACAAAACCAGCTACGATATTGGCACAAAGAAAAGTGTGTTGAGATATGTGGACGATTTGAGGAAGCAAAAAACAACTACTACGGCTGTGGCTTCGGGAACAGTGCCAGCTACGAATGTAAGCGTTTCGCCTGTTGGTGGAATTTCTTCTACTAATGTTCAGAGTGCGTTGCAAGAGTTGGATAGTGAAACTGTGAAATTAACAGGAAATCAAACAATTGACGGAAACAAAACCTTATCAAAAAGCTTAAATATGCTTTCCGTGGATTTGCCTTATTCAGCCCTAACCGCTGTATCAGCAGGGGCAGGAGTGTTAAGTGGTGATTTTGTTTGGGGGTTATCGTTTTACACCGCAGAGGGTAAGGAAACAGGGGTAGGAGGTATTTCTTCTGTTGTAACGCTATCATCTAATAAAGCAATGGTAACTATACCGACTTCGCCAAACAGTTTAGTTGTGGGTAGAAAATTATATAGGACAAATAGCTCACTTGGAGAAACAAGATTGATGCAATTAGTGGTAGATATTCCAAATAATACCGCAACAACCTATGAGGACAATATTTCTAATGGGTCACTTGGTTCTATTCCTATTTGGTTTAATACAACAGGTGGCGAGATTAAAATTAATGACCAGCGAATTTTTAGCACAAACGGGCAAAATACCGCTATTGGGATTTATGCCAATCCAAGCAATACAGGTTATGCTAATCAGTCAGTGGGTAATTTTGCGGGGTATAGTTTGACAAGCGGGTACAGAAATGTTTTTTCGGGTTTGTATTCTGGATACGGAACAACAGGGGGATTTATGAATACAGCCACAGGCGTGCATTCATTGAACTTCAACCCCAATGGTCGTGAAAATTGCGCTTATGGTTTTTCTTCATTAATGTACAATACTGGTGATGATAATACAGCTTTAGGCACTTTTTCTTTTGCTGAAAACATATCTGGTTCAAGAAACGTAGGTATAGGTGCTGGCGCGGGACAACACGAAATGGGCAGTTATAAGTTTTACCTAAATAACCATCCAATTAGTAATAACGCGGAAGAACGAACAAATTCTTTGATGTATGGTGAATTTGACAATGACCCGCTTTATCAAAATTTAAGAATAAATGCGAGTGTCGGTATCGGCAAATATCCTACCCAAAAATTAGATGTTGAAGGAAATGTTTTAACGAGCAGTTTTTTAATGAGAGGGGCCTTTTCGAAAGGATGTTTAGCCGGAGGTCAGGATAATTTAGGTAGCACCGGAAGCAAAACTAATCCTATCTATATAATAGGCACAGGATATGCGCCTACTGATGATTCTCTTGGAAGTATGTTTGGGGTTGGTTACGCAAATAACGGACTTTGGGGTGGAGGAAAAGTAGATAGTTGGGCGCTGTATGTGGCACAAGGCGGTACAATTCAATCAATTATAGGTGACGATATATGGACAAACGGGAATGTAAAAGCAACAAATTACATAGGTTCAGCAAACCTTACAGACACGCCAACAGCCCCAACAGCAACGGCAGGGACAGATACAGACCAGATTGCTACAACTAAGTTTGTGCAGGAAAGCAAAATATTACCCGTAACCGAAACAGGAACATCATTTTCATTAACCGATGCCTACAACGGTAAAGTAGTAATTTTCACAGCGAGTTGCACGGTAACAATTCCCAACGGGTTAGTGGCTAATTTTGAATGTAGTTTTGTAACTTTGACAGGCGTGACATTGACGGTTGCAACAGGGGGCAGCGTAGTGCTTCATAATAATGCAGGCACTACAATGGCCGAAAAATTAAGCGCTACAATCAAACAGAGAACAACGTTAAACAATTATATAGTAGTAGGCTCATTATGAAAAAATATATCTTAATATTATTTAGTGTTTTTGCTTTTGGGCAATCGGGATTGATTGCAAGGCAGAATTTCGCATACAAAGCAGTTTCAACAGGAACAAACACCGAAATCGGAGGAGTTGCTGCAACAATCTCAACACCTGCTTTATTAGCTACTAAACTTGGTATTGATGTAAGCAGGATTAGTAATTTCAGTATAGTAGGCAGCGATATTAAATGTAAGATTACAGGGAGTTACGGGGCGTCTATAAGTACTTTTTTAAATGACAGCTCTATAACTTATTATTATGACTATGATGACTTAGTAAATACCTTGCCTAGTCAAATGTTTTATAACGCAACTAATTTTTATGATTTTAAATTAGACGGAGTATCTTCTATAAGTCAGAGATGTTTTCAAAACACAAAATTAAATTTAATTTATTTGCCAAATTTAACAAGTGCGCCCATAATTTCTTTTAATGAAATTTCACAAAATAAAAGCTTTCCTACACAAATATATATACCTAATTGTGCAACTTTAGGAGTGAATGTAAACACTAATGAAAATGTTTTTTTTGGTATTACATCAGGAAGCATTATTTATGCACATCCAAGCCTGGCTACGGTCAATTCTGGGGGGGTTGAGGCAGATTTAGCCTATGCAATAACACAGGGAGCAATAGTACGCTACGTCACAAACTTCACAACTCCAAATCCAGTGGCAGATTTAGCAGCAGGAGCAATTTATAATACAGCGGTACAATTGAATTTTACACCTCCAAGCAGTACGAATGCAATTGAGTATTATGAGTGCTATGCTAATGGTGTTTTTAAAAATAGAGTTCTCGGAAGCGGGCAATTCATAAATAGCTTGTCTCAAAACACGAATTACAATCTAACTGTTTATGCCGTTGATATTTTTTTAAATAAAAGTTTAGCTTCAAATGTTGTAAACACAACTACCACTAATTCATTAGCCGATACAGATGCAGTAGCCTACACTTCCGCATCAAGTAATACAAGCTACCAATATATCATTCAAGATTTGTATAAAATGCTAAAAGATAATTCTCTTTACGCTAAATTACAAGCTTTTTATCCCTTCTTAGGGACAACATCTGCACAACATAAATGGAACGGTAAAAATCCACTTGATACGGATGCAGCTTTTAGATTAACTTTTTCAGGCACAGCAACATTTAGCGGTAGCGGATACACCCCTAATGGAAGCACGGGGTACGCCAATACTTATTTTATTCCAAGTACGAATCAAAATGTAAACAGCAATGGGTTGACTTTAGTTTGTGGCACAAATAATGCCGCAGCAGGTGGAGACGTAGTAGAATTAGGCTCGTTTAATTCTGTATCGCAAGCCTCTACATTAACTGTTAAAAATAATAATTCTACTTATGGTAAATTAAGCAGAATGAATGGTTCTGTGATTCAATATTTAGGCAATAATGAGAGTAGAGGGATTTTTACAGGAACAAAACAAAGCTCAACTGTTACAGATTTGTTCAGGAATGGCACTCAATTATCCACAGGAAACAGCGGAGGAACTTTACCAACTATATCTTGTTATATTGGGGCTTTGAATTTAAACGGTTCGCCTTATGGCTATTCAAATCAAAGATTTCAATTCACAGCAATTCACGAAGGCTTAAGTGACGTAGAAGTAGCAACTTTACACACAATTATAGACACATTTGAAACAGCTTTAGGGCGCAAAACTTGGTAAAATATGAAAGTAATATCAAAAACAAAGGCAATCTTATTGCACGACAGAGAGGGAATTTTGGAAGAATTTGTACAAATCAAAATTCAGCAAACATTGAGAGACAGCGAAAACAAAACTATTACCTTTAAGACGGTGGATAGTTTAGTTTTGAACCGAGGCTTGGAAAACGAAAGCTATCAAGTACACAAAGACAGGCGAGGAAGCGAACAGGTTTTGACGTACGCAAAAACTTTTGCGGAATACAAAGCGCAACGAAAAGCTATTTTATTGGCCAATCCATCAACATTGACAGGGGATGATTTGGATGATTATGTGCTTGTAATGTCATTACTCGATGATTTGGCGAAAAAGCCAGTTTACGGGGTTGAATTCGAAATTAAACCGTGATAACAACAGTCTTACAATCAGCAATAATAGCATCAGGAAGCGCAACCTACACGGTAGGGGAAGCATTTCCTATTATGCAGCAAATTGAAAAAGAAAAATCGTTATCTTTGAGCGTGCCAAAGTTCGAAACCGTACCGATTGTAAAGAAGAAAAAACTAACATTTTGGCAAAAACTTTTAAAAATTTTAAGATTATGAAAAATTGGAAAACAACATTAGCCGGATGGCTAGCTGGAGGATTATTAGCAATTGATCCGTTGATCAAAGCGTATGCAGCAGGGACATTTGACGGCAAGACAGGAAAACAATTAGCTATAGCAGCAGCTATTGTGTTACTAGGATGGCTGGCTGGAGATAAAAATAAGCAACCTGAATAAAATCAGACTGCATTACTCTAAGCTACAATTAAAAAAACCAAGGCACAATTATTTGCCTTGGTTTTAAAATATAGTAATTAATAATTTAATAATATGGACGAACATAAGTCTTTTTTAGCATCAATAGCAAATGCTTTATTTTATTTTTTTAGAGACGTATATATAATAATAATAAGCTCTATAATAAGTTTTGTTTGTTATTTGATGCCAGTAAAAAACATAGTGCATTCAATGGTATTGTTTTTTGTAATTGATGTTGTTTTTGGTTATTGGGCAGCTAGAAAAATAAAAAAGCAAAGATTTTCTGTTAAAATAATATGGAACTATACTATGCCAAGAATGTTGTTATCAATAGTGTTGGTTGTTAGTTGTTTTTTATGGGATGAAGTATATGCTCAAGAAGTTGTTTCTACATCAAATTTTGTAGGCTGGTTTATATCTGGTGTATTAATATGTTCTATAGCTGAAAACGGTTATAAAATAACAAAGTGGGCAATATTTCCTAAAATAGTAAGATTGCTTAGTGCCGAAATAAAAGAAAAAACTAATTTTGATATTAATAAAAAAAATAAATATGAATAATATAGTAGAAATAGCTAAAAAAGAAATAGGCGTTACTGAAAAGCCTGAAAACTCAAATAAAACAAAATATGGAAAATGGTTTGGTTTTGATGGAGTTGCTTGGTGTGGAATGTTTGTTAGTTGGGTTTATAGTGCAGCTGGATTTGCGCTGCCTAAGATAGGATTTAGTAAAGGATTTGCAGGATGTCAAACAGCAGTTGCATACTTTATTAAAAACAAAAAAATTACGACGGAACCAATACCTGGTGATATTGTGTTTTTTGATTGGAATTCTGATAATAGATATGACCACACTGGTATATTTGTTAAATGGATTATTAAAAACAAAACTTTCGAATCTGTAGAAGGCAATACGTCTTTAACGAATCAAAGTAATGGTGGGCAAGTTATGCTCAGAGAGCGTTCAAATAAAAATGTGTTATTTGTTCATATTTAATATACATAAAAATGAAAAGACAAGAAATTAACCATTTGTTATTGTGGATATTTGCAATAATAATAGCTTTTTTATTAAACTCATGTGATGTTTTAAAGTATAATACAAAGGATAAAGCCGAATCAGAGTTTAGCGAATCAATTAACTATACAACATATAGAAAAGGAGATACGGTTAGATATAATATTCCAGCTGTTAGGTTTAAAGACACAACAATACTTAAAACTAATACACAAGGCACTACAATAGCTACTAGATATGATAATAACGGTGATATATCTTCTATAGATTGTTTCTCTTCTACTATACAAGAAATTAGAGAGGAAAATAGAAAACTTATAGATTCTATTAAAAATAAAGAAGCTTCTAAAGAAAAAACTGTAAATGTAAAAATATACATGTACATAGTAATAGGTGTAGTTGTTATTTTTATTTTTATAATAATTGCAATGTTTTTTTATTTTAATAATCAAACAAATAAAATAAATGAAACTTTAAAAAATTTAATACAATAGTAAAATGGCAAAATCTAAAGTAGTAATAACATTTAATTACGCATCTGACGAAGGTGAATATTTATCATTTATAAATAGTTTATCAGCAACTGAACTTAGTGAAGTATTTGTAGCACTGCGTTCTGGCCCATTTCAAGCTAGCTTAGGTAGCGACGAGTATTCTAGTTCTTACAATTACATGAATGCTTTGATAACTGATTATCAAAGTTCTGGTCTATATAATATTAGTTTAAACTCTAATGAAGTTACTATAGAAGCTACGCAGTCTAATGTTGTATTTTCAGCAGCAGTTGATTTTCTTGCTCCATCTGTATCGTATGTTATAACTAATGAAATAGAGGACGCTCCAATATCATTTGTAAGCATAAATAAATTGCAAAACGATACTGATTACTGTAATTACGTTAAATTAGAGGTTACAACAAATGTTTTAGCTGTTGAAGTTTCAACAGGTTCTTCTACATATCCAAACACAAACAATCCGTTTTATATAATAGCATTAAGAGGAAGTATTGTCAACATAACAGCTATAGATGCTAGTAATAATAATTCTATCATACAAGTAAAAACTCCAGCAACTTTATCGTCACAAAACACAAATATAAATGTTAATAATACGCCAAACGGAGCTGATATAACAATTTCAATGTATGACGACTATGATTTATTATTAGAATATTCTTTAGACGATAATATTTGGCAATCAGCAAACACTTTTAGCAGTTTACCAGCTGGAACTTATGTTTTGTACGTTAGAGACCAGTTTGGCTGTAAAATATCAAAACTTTTCCAAGTAACTGTTTTTTCACCTATAGTAACTTCACTTAATGCATATTCTTATATATCTCCAGCAATGTCTATAAGATATAAAAAGCACGAAACATGGGATAATATTGATATTTATAGAAACGATAGTAATACACTTAGTTGTGAAGAATTAACTGGTCAATCGTACAAATATATTCAAAAATTCAAACCATCAAATCTAGTAACAACACAATTAAAATCTAATTATGATTATATAGCTGTTAATATTATAAAGGATGATGGTTCTAAACAGCCTGTTCAGTTGTCACTTGTGAAAAAATTCATAGACATAAAAGAAAGAATGGACGCTAGAATGTATAGTATATCAAATAATAAATCTGGAATATATTTTACATCAGGAAATACTTATGATTATAATACAGGTTCTATAATAGGTTCTTATGCTCTTAATGGAAAACTACCTAATTTTGGCGTAGTAGGAAATTTCATAAATATACCAGGGATTGGGTGGTTTTTAATAGAAGACATAATTTACAATGAGTCTATTAATGCTGATGTTTTGGTTATAAGTTATGTTTATTTTGGAATAGACTCTTCAATAGTTATAGCCTCTAATTATAATCAAGAAAATTTCAATGTTTATGAGTTTAAAATTGACTTTGCATTATACAATAATCAATCTATTAATATAGAAATATTACAGTCAAAAAATGGCTACAAAGATTGCAACTATTTAAGTGAAGAGTTGGAGATTTGTATGTTAGATGATAATTATATTGAATTAATTTGGTATAATATAAAAGATACAGATGTGTTTTATAATACCGGTATTAAAAACATAGGTAACTTTGAATTTTTATCTTTTGACGCTGATAATGATAGTTCTTTAGAGATTCACAAAACTTCAACTTCTGCTATGATAATAGAAGCTTCTAATTATGAGTTAAAGGTTTTAGAAATAGACGATGTTAGCACAGCTATAATGCTGCAATTAATACAAGCTTCATTGCATAAGGAAATATATGTAAATAGAGTTAAGTATATTTCAAATAGCAATCCAGATATAGAAGTTATTCCAAACACAAATTTATACAACATAAAACTACATCTATTAAAAACCGCTCAACACTTGCTTGTCCAATAATACCGCATGCTTACTTAAGCCGCTACTAACACTAGCGGCTTTTTCTTGTG